AACACACATTTACACGACGCGCAACCGAGTTGCAGTCAATTTACAACCGGAAAAACAGTCAGACGTTTCACCAAGCTACTGAGATGGCTAAAGTTTACGTTGACATCCCTTGGAAGCGAGGATCGGAGGGTGCACAAGCTGCACTCAAACAACCTAGAACGCTAAACCAGTACAGGAGGTTATTGTCAAAATGGGAGAACCTTCTTGCGGCGAAGAAGCAGTTGCAAGACCAAGCGGCCACTCTAGAGGGGGTGATGGAAGACCATGACGCCGCCGACCCAAGAGACGCACATGAGAAGCGGTTTGGGGCCAACCGTAGTGCCATACGTGAATGCGAGGCAGATCTGGCATCGCTTGTGGACGTGAAAGATCTCATCAAAGGTAAGGGCAAGAAGTACGTGCGCATCGTTGAAGAGCCTGGCATGAAGACTGCCACTATCCCCACGAAGCACAAAGCTGATGTGGAAGAGTTGATTGAACGCGCAATTGCCCAGGCTGATGATGGTGTGGAAGCGACGGAATTTGCAAGCATCCCGAGCAGCACAACAGAAGTTTGTGACAGAGATTTTGCTGTATTCATTTCGTATTGTGACTCAGCAGAAGTGGAAGTCGCGGAGTTGTTCAGTGCTGCTAGGCAGGGCAAGCAATCCATTGGAACGGCCGTTGATGCTATCGAACACATCATGTCAAAGATGAAGACTAAAAACGAAGCATTCAAAGTGAAGTGGCCTGATCGAAGCAACATTTGTGATGACATGATTGAGTACCATATACCCACCATGTCAGCACGGCGCACAGCATTGTTGGATTCGCTACGCGCCATCCCTGAGGACTGGGAGCAGATGATCAGTATTGATGATCGGTCACCACTACCACAACCGAATGCGAATGACCGTTTGACGCTGCTCAACGGGTGCAAGTGCGACACCCCTTTTCAAACAGCCGGGAAACCCGAGTATGAGCAGATAGCGAGTCACCCACAACTCAACACTTCACGGATCATTGCATCAACTGCATTGTACATCCGTGCGGCAAAGTGTGCCCAAGCTGCTCTCGAGGCAAACCGCAACGCCACGCCGGTGGTGGTTGACGTCGGTGCTGGAGCTTTTGGATGTGAACGCCTCAGTACCCTGCACAACAACGGTCACTATCCTGGTGTCTACTTTCATTGCATGGTCCCAAACAAAGACCATGACGACCCCAGACGACATGAGTCACTTCGGGCATCAAGGTCGTATGCAAAGTTCAACTTCGTGCCACAGTCAGGTCGGATTTCGCTGAACACGTTGAACTACTGCTTCCACACGGCGGCCACCTGCACTTGCCTCGCCAAATACAGCCCGAACCCGAGCCTGCCAATGGCCTTCCCGGTTTGCATACACGCATCTTATTATTTCCAAGATGAGGACTGGGTGAACCTGCTGAAGTATGCAAGCGACGTGCGCGTCGCTGAGCACACGCCAGACATCGGTATGACCATTCCACAGGACAAGCCCGAGTATATCTGGCAAGATGGTAGCGAGGTGGGCAGTTACCTGCAGCGCTTGCAGAGCAAGTTTCGTGCGAAATTCCGCGGGGCGGGAGACGTAGTGTTGGCACCACTCAAAGGTGGTGAAACCACGTATCGACACGTTGACACGAGTGTCGAGCGCGCTCGGGGTGGCTTCCATGTGACGCCACTGAGTGATTGGGCGAATCGCGTCACTGATGGCGGGATGGGCACATGTATCGAGCTTGGCAAGTCGGCCATTGCAGGCGCCGCATGCAGCATTGCAAAATCTTTGTTCTCAGCCACCATGCCAACCCCTGCAGGGGTATGCGTGACAGCAGCTGCTTGCGCCGCTGCCACACTAGCAGGTGGCTACATCGAGAAGATGCGCATGACATCCGCCGAGCCACCCTGGAACGCGACTGCTACGGTGTCGTTTCACAACAACTGTGAGTATGCCCTCAAGGACACGCACGAACCAATCGTTACGATCTATGTTGTGAAAAGGTCGAAGCCGCGAACCTTAACACCGCAGTGTGTGCGAGGTGAGGCAGTCGATGCTGACCACGTCAACCGTGCCGCCGCAGCCATGCTCATGGGACGTGACAATGAAAAGTCGAAGGCACAAGTGGCCGCAACGCTGTTGCGTGACAAACTACCCGTCTGGGCAGTCAAGAGCACCGTACAACACGCAGAACGCGTCGCAGGTTTTTTAGGACGCCGAACGGCACAACATGTGCGCCCACCGTCACCGCTGCCTACGCTCTTGGCGACTATCTCCCTGCCCTTTGCCTTGGGCTGCGCCCGAATGGCGACATCGACCCTGCTTGCAAAATCATCACCCCTGTGGCAGAGATCACTTGTGACTGCCCAATTACTGTACTGGATTACAACAATTTTACCACTCACCCTGACGCTATGCCTTGTCTTCGCATTACACCTGGGGCTCAGATTCCTGGAGGATTTCCTATTGGGCCTTGTTGCGCTGGGTTGAGCTTTGGGTGGCCCTACGCCCTTTCCCAATGCGCTACCAATGCCTATAATGCGTTGGTGATGCGCCATTTATCAAAACCAAAGCATTACGCACGTAAGTTTAGGAACCCCTTCCTCACCGTTTATAAACACGCGTTACGCCATGAGTATTTTTGTGCGTACACACAGGAGTGGGAGGAAGCTTGGAGGCAAGGAAAGAGCGGTAGCAAATTACGCAACATTGATGAATCCCGGCGTCTCGATCAACCCGCCCCCAATCGTGGGAAGTCCTTTGTCAAGTTTGAGATTTCGTGTAAAGCACCGACAAAGGCACGCCTGATCCAGGCCAACCACAATGAGTGCACGGCATACGAATTTCCCGAGGAATACCGCGCTGTGACACGGGCGGTCAAAGCGGTAGCCAGTCAACCCATCATCATTGAGGGGATCACCTTCGAACTGCATTATGCCGGTGGTCACGACCACGAAAGCCTGAGCAAATTATTCACACAATTCATATTGGAGTGCCCAGGCAAGTATTACATCGATGAGCGCGACGGTAAGAATTGGGACAGCACGATGCAGAAAGAGACACTGTTGGCTGAGTTGGACGTTTACAAGATGCTGAAGATGAAGGCTGCAGATAGGTTCGGGGCCCGTTGCGCTGAGAACAGAGCTTTCATATCCTGTAAGAAGGGCATTGAGCGCATTTTGATCCGCTACATATCAAGCTGGAAGCGACTCAGCGGCGATTGGAACACATCACTTGGGAACACACTCATATCTATGATGGTGTGTGTGCACGCCATCACTAATCTCCCTGCCCATTTGAAACCAGCTCGTGTGCGGGCTTTGTTCATGGGAGACGATTACTTGGGTGTGTATTATCACAAGGAGTTGCCATGTCCCAAAGATTTATCCCGCGCCCTTGATGCCGGTGAGCAACAGATGGGCATTACCCCTGCGCGGGGCCTATTCGATGATCCGCTGCATGTGACCTTCATCAGTCTATCCGTGTGGCCTACGTTCGACGGCACATATCAGTTCGTGCCACAGCCAGCGAAGCAGCTATGCAAGCTATTTTGGTCGGCCAAACGCCTTCATACGTCACAAGTCCGTGGTTATAGTACAGACATCGCGAAGTGCTTGTGGGCTACGTATCAAGGATTCCCA